TTCTATCACATCGCCTGACATGGGTTTTCTTCCAATTCTTTCCACAATATCGTTTAGATGCACAGTCATAAAAATTGTATCATTCTGTAGGAACATACCAAACTGTGATAGATTAAAATCCATATCCTGTACGTTATAAATGCCTCGCACCACATAAACATCCGATGAATATTTTCGGTCTCTGTTCTCTAGAAACAATAAATCTTGTATGGTGGTTTCTGATGTGTCGCCTGAATAGTTGGGCTGTGTGGGAGAAGCCGCACCGTCTTTGTTGGTAGCACCTTGATCGTATGGTCCTATGTATTTGTGTAGGAAAATGTCAGTGCCACCCACAGTGAACTGCTCTTTGATGGTACGATCAAAAAACTTGTAATCATTGCCTTTTTCCGGCTTGTAAATGGATAGTCTTGGCATATCACACATATTTATTGATAATGACTATGCGGTAAATATGTGCATGTCAGAGTTACAAACCGGTCAACAAGAGATATACGAGTACGTTAAAACCAGCCTGGGAGATGGCATGGTTGAGGTGGAATTAGACCCAAAACACTACGAAACAGCACTGCAAAGGGCCACTAACAGATATCGTCAAAGATCATCCAATGCTGTGGAAGAGTCTTATGCGTTCCTTGAGTTGAAACAGGATCAAAACAAATACATTCTACCAGACGAAATTATCAACGTGAGAGAGTTGGGCAGAAGGACTGTGGGATCAAGATCAGAGAGTGGACAAGGTGGTACTCTGTTTGAACCTTTTAACCTGGCGTACACCAACACATATATGCTGAGAGCAGGAGCGGCAGGTGGACTGGCAACCTATTATGCTTTTGCAAGTTATCAAGAATTGGTGGGAAAAATGTTTGGATCATTTATTCAATTCCATTACGACAATGCTACAAAAACTTTAACCATCACGCAGAAGCCGAGGATAGACACAGAGATAGTGATCATGCACACAGACAATTATCGACCAGACATCACTCTGTTCAAAGACATCTATTCTAAACCCTGGATCAGAGATTACACTCTAGCAGTGTGTAAAACCATGTTGGGTGAAGCTCGAGGCAAGTTTAATACCATCGCAGGACCACAAGGCGGAACCACACTGAATGGTGATGCTTTAAAATCAGAAGGTCAGGCTGAAATGGAAAGATTAGATCAAGAGATCATCCGCTATCAAGAAGGCGGAACTCCTTACAGTTTTGTTATTGGTTAATCTTTTTTATTATCATATAATTCTCCCTCCACACAGAGTAAATAATCACGTAAATTAGGCACACGAAAGGCACACAATAATGACAACAAAACATTTCTCAAAACTCTCCATACTCTCATTTCGACAGATCAAACAATTGGTAATTGGATTAGAAGTTCTGGTAAAAGCAGGACCGGACTGGATGATCAATCGTTTTATACTGCGAGCAATCACTGAACTTAAAATAGAACTTGAAAAACGAATAAAAAACCTGTAATATAAATCTATGCTGATAGGTTTAGTTGGTTTAATAGGTTCGGGCAAAGACACCGTTGCGGAAAGACTGGTCACACAGCACGGGTTTGAAAGAGATTCATTTGCAAAAAGTTTAAAAGATGCCACTGCTAGTATTTTTGGATGGGACAGAGAATTGCTGGAAGGCAATACAAAAGAATCCAGAGAGTGGAGAGAACAACCAGACATTTTCTGGAGCAAGAAATTTAATAAAGAAATAACCCCTCGTTGGGTGCTACAATATTTTGGCACAGAAGTTTGTCGAGGTGGAATGTTGGATTCCGTATGGGTGGACAGTTTAATCGCAAGGTATCAGGGCAAGAACACTGTGATAAGTGATACTCGTTTTGTTAATGAGATTAAAACTATTCGAGATCACGGCGGAAAAATAGTACTGATCAAAAGAGGAGAAGTGCCCAGCAGAGAAGAAATGCAGGCGTCGGGTGCTCATCAGTCTGAATGGGATTGGATTGGTTGCAAGTTTGATTATGTTATAGAAAACAACAGCACATTTGAAGCACTAAATTATCAAATAGACGACCTTATTCATCGACTTCAAGATCCCCAATAGACCATCCCAACTCCAGGGTGCTCTTTAAACGCTGACAATTAGCACACACAGTTTTTAAATTATAAGCAGTCACATTGTTGCGATTTCCATCCACGTGATACACATCCAACTGCTCACGCACTGTTGCTTTAAAACCACACAGCTCACATCTATTTTTTTTCTTATAACCTGCCAATTGCCACTTGGCAACTCCGCTCACTTTCTGTTGATTCTTTTTACGAATACAGGTATCACACAGAGAACGCCAGTAGATTTTTGTATCTCGGCGATAGGCATAAGCTCTGGGTTTAGCGTTACAGTTTTTGCACAGTGGTCGTTTCATACGTGTGTATTTACGTGCCCTATATAGGCACCAAAATTTACCAGAGTTTAGCCGCTTTTTACCGGAAACGCTATAAATACAATCAGTTACACTTGCAAGGAGAATTAAAAAATGGCATTAACATCACCAGGCGTAGAAGTTTCAGTAATAAATGAGAGTTTTTATGTACCGTCAGATGCGGGCACAACTCCATTATTGATCATCACTACAGCACAAGACAAATTAAATGGTGCAGGAACAGGCACTGCGGCAGGAACAACTTCTGCTAACGCAAACTCAGTTTATCTAATTTCATCTCAGAGAGAATTAACAGAAACTTTCGGAGATCCTACTTTTTACACAGATGCATCGAGCAATCCAATCAACGGTTATGAGTTGAACGAATACGGATTACAAGCGGCTTACTCATTTTTGGGTGTGGCCAACAGAGCATTTGTATTGAGAGCCAACGTTGACCTAGCATCACTTGCAGGCAGTGCAACAGCACCAACAGCGTCTCCAACTAACGGAACTTATTGGTTTGATATTGCTTCTTCAGTGCCAGGACTATTTGAATGGTCTAAAGCAGATCAAGCATTCACAACAATTACACCAACTTACATCACATCAATAACTGATTTAGTAGGTGGATCATCCACAGGAGCTCCTAAAACTTCTATTGGATCCATTGGTGATTATGCCATCAACACCACTCACGTTACCAACAAAACATATTACAAAACAGCGGCCAATGCCTGGATCCAAGTAGGATCAGCGGCTTGGTACACTCTACACGGATCAGCAACTTTACACCAACAATCAGCTCACACAGACAGACCACTTTGGAAGTCCACAGAGCAAGATGCGGCAACAGGTTCTATCTGGTTTAAAACTACAACTCCAAATTCTGGAGCGAGTGTTGCAGTTAAACTTTACTCATCATCCACAGCATCTTGGAACACTGTTAGTGCTCCTTTGTATGCAACCAACCATGCGGCGAT